ACCGAATTTATTCAGGTGTAAATAAATTAAAACCCGGTATCAGGGTGTTGTACTAATGGCATCTATTAACAAAAAAACTTAAGAGCCAAAGCTCATAAGGAAAAAAAAGATAATAGAGCTTTTAGCCTAACCAGAATTGTTAAAGTTGTCAGAAACATAACATATACATGGGGGTCCAATAAGGTAACCAAAATTAAAATCATCTGCAGCAGCAGTTTGAATAATAAAACCTGGGGAACCTGTGGGGGTAAGATTTTGAAAAATTACACGTTTACGTGTACAATAAGAATCAAATACACCAAAAGTGGTGCCATTTGAAATACAATTAAAGGGTAGATTGGAATAATAGGGAGCCGTAACTTCTAGGACATTCTGATCTTCACAATCAAGGTGATGTTGATATGAAGACCCCATAATTAAATTAAGATAATATTTGGTGGTATTTGATTCATAATTAATATTAGGGGCAATAACATTTCCATTAATTGTAACAGTGGGTGAAATATAAAAACGGGAAGGACCTTTATTCATAAATTCCGTATTGTTTTCAATAACAGTTCCTGAACCATCTGAAACAGTATAAGCTCTTTCTCCTCTAAGTCCAATAAATGCTTTATATCTCAAACCACCTCTATAAAATCTATAGATGTGGGAAACATAATAAAGAGGAATAGAGTGATCAGTTCTTACACCAATGGTACGAGTAGCACCAGTAGAATCAAGACCAGTAATTTTCGAATAAGTATTTTCAACAGTAGAACTAGCAACTCTGAGAGCTCCTCCAAAATAAGCAGGATCAAGGGTAACATTATTAAAAGCAGTTTGGCCATAAACTCCAGGAAGAGCAGTACTAAAAACATTATCAGGGTAAACAGAAATAAGGGGTGCAAATCTCTTAATGAGTTGTCTCAAATTTGTAATTTTCTCACCAGGACAAATTGCATCATTAAATTTTGTTGGGGAATCAAAAAGTTTAATAAAATTGTTTTCAGTCTGTGTTTTATTTGCTAAAGCAGGATTAAGGTCACCAAAAGCTTGGGAAACAAATTTAACAGGTATATTTTCTTGAATTACTTGAATGTTATCTTCAAAATTAATAAGGAGTTCTTCTTCCTCTTCTTGCAACTCTTCATCAGGTTGGATAATTTCCTCTTCATCATCAACAAATCCATCAGTCATTTCATCTCTAAGGGTTTTAGTTGCACGAAAAGTAGCAGAAGGCTGAAGGCAAGGTCTATAATTAGTAAAGGTAGGGTCACAAAATTCTATATCATCACCACAACTAACCCAACACAAAACTTGAACAGTAGCAGAAGCAGCACCAGCATTTCTAAGGGAATTAAGAGCTTTGATCCTAACTAAACCAGGGAAACTTAAAATATTGTTTGAGCCAACAACTGCTCCAGTTGTAGGTCCTGAGGGATTTGCAGTATCATATTGAATAACATTGGTAAAAGACCAAGGATATTGGGAAACATAAGGAATTTCAAAGGAAAGGTCAGAACTATTAGCTAGATCAAGAATCCAAGAATAAGATCTATCATCTTCAAAGGTAACAGCAGTTGAAACAGCACCAGGATGAAATGTAATTAATAATCTACCAGAATGAAATGAAGTTTTTGCAACAGAAATGCGATATCTCATTGTACCACGCCAAAATTTAAACATAGAACCTACATAAGTTTGAAGACCACATTGATAAGCAGTTTGTGTACCAGCAGTAACCGAATTAGTAGCACAAGGATTGACCCAGAAAGTTGCAATAGTATCTGAGGTTTCAGACCAATCTTTTGAAAATAGGAAACATTCTTTCTTACAAATAAATTTAATATCCATTTCATCTTCACTAGAACTAAAAATACCAGGGAGTATACCAATAGAGGAATTACCAGAAGCACCTAAAACCACAGAACTATCCACACCATCACAATTTGTATAACCTTTTGCAGGAATTCTTGTAATAATATTAGGTAAGGAAGTATTAGGAGGTTTACACAATCCAAGAGCTGAAAGACCAGCATTTAATGTCCAATTTAAGGGATTTTCAATTAATTTAGAAATAGAATTTGTTACTCTTGAAACTACAGGAAAATTTGTATTTTGGGAATTAGCAACTTCACTTTCTGTAATGGATTGGGAAACAGGATATTTTTTGTAAAATTCTTCTTCATCTTCGTTCTTAGATTGGGAAACAAGCAATAAGGGAGCACCAGTAGGAAGTTCAAGATGAATATCTTGAAACCAAGCAAAAATAGTAATGGAAGCATCTGAAATTGTAATGGGAGCAAGAACAGTCATATATAAATCACCCATGGTACCTCTACCATAAGTAAGTCCGAAAAATGGGGAAGGTGAACAATAAGGGATAATAAATTCAACTGGTTGACCAGTTGCAACATCAAGTTCTACACCAGGGTAACTAGTTTTACATTGTAAATTATTAGCAGCAGTTTGAGTCATGCTAGATGTTTCATAGGGAGCAAAATAAATCCATAATTTACCTTGGGAAAAGGGTTGAGCATTAACAACAATTTTAACACCTACATTAGCTCGAAAATGGGTATAACCTGCCAATTTATTTTGAATATTAAGATTAGTATTAAAAATATCAAAAGGAAATTTAAATCTACTTTGGGTAGTATCTGTTGTAGGGGTGGTATTAATTGCACGGGAAGTACTCCAAACTCTGTTACCACCTAAGATAGTTGGTCTAGACAAAATGTCAATAATACTATGGGTTTTTGTTTCACTACCAAAGGTTAGCCAATCATTATCAAAAGTAATACCAGGTTTGGAGGTAGTAATAGTTGGTTCTTCATCAACAAATTTATAAATTTGTTTGTTATCTAAATCTTTGTTTGTAGCAGCTTAAATATTTTAGAAAAATTAGGGGTAAAGCTAAACCGACCTAATCCAAACTAACCAGAACAATAGCCTATATTTATAGTGGCACACATTGATCAATAGAAATTTAATAATTTCTCCACTTACTATAAATAGTAACCAATAAACGGGATTTGCTGCTTTGTAATTATGGTCATTTATACAAAGCCCCTATACATGGATTTAAGGGTTTGGGATGAGTTCACCATAGGATGTTTGGTAAACTCTAATGTATTCAAAATAGGTTAAAATTTGGGGTTGCATTTTAAGGGTTTGTTTACATACTTTCTCAATAAATGGAACAACCTCATCAAAGACTTCTCTTCCATGTAGAGCAATTTCTCTACATGCAGTTTCAACATTCACACAACAAGCTTCATTCACATCAATTTCTCCACGAATCCAATTACACATCTCTTTACAAACTTTCAAATCAAGGGGAGCAACATAATGTACCAATTCATTGTTAAAAAGGAATTTTCTCTTGAGGAAACTAACTTCACTTAAATTTCGATAGGGAACAAGGGTTTCAGATTTCATTTCATCTGTATAAGTCATGCCAACTTTAGGGAAATTTTGGGACATTGTAATTTGATTAAACCAGGAAATGCATTCATCAGAAATGTTCAAGATGTTATCATCTCCATAAGAGATCATAGAAACATTTCTGTCAAAATCAGTCATAGTAACAATGAGGTTTGCTTCTTCAGCACAGATAAAAAAAATAACACGACAAATAACTGAATTGAAAATTGAATTGAGGATTGCTGTCATTGGATGACCAGAGGGGTGGGAATGGGTCCAAAGGTAAACATTGTTATCATAAATGTGAACAGAATTGATAACTTCTCGCCATAGGGTTCTTCTAATTGTCTCAAATTCAGGTTGGTCATAATGTTTAATAATAAATTCTCCAATCAATTCCAACACTTGTCCAACCAAGGATCCGTCATAATTTGAATAATCTCCAGCCACAACTTTGTCTCCTTTTCTTTGCAGATGTTTTGCAAGGCGGGTCCAATCATAAGAGTAAACATTAATTCCAATTCCAATCTCATTATCAATTCTGTCTCTAGCCAAAGCACTACAAAAGGTAAGGAAAAACATTCTAAATGCAATAATAAAATCCATAGATCCAGCAGAAAAGACTCTTGGTTTGTCTTTCTTTTCTAAAGGTCTTCTTTCATCTTTCAAAGTGTCAATCCAAAATGTGGGGTACCTAATTCCTCTACTAGCATATTCAATTCTTTCATCAACAATCTTCTTGAGATCTTCATTCATAACATACTCTTCTTCTCCAGTCCACATTGTCTTTCCTTTTCCTTTTCTCTTCAGAATCCAAGGAAATCCAGGAGAACTAGATCTATTTAAGGGATTGGAAAAATCATCAAAAAGGTCACCAGTAATAGCTTCTTCAAAAGATAAATCTTTTCTGTCCAAAGTACGAAAATTCAAAAAGGTTGATTTCACAGCAGCCAATAAATAATCTTCATTAATAAAAGGGGGTATAGGACTACATTTTAAAAGACCTTTTTCAATTGTATGTTCTCCAGTGGGTAAAAAGCGAGACAAATTAGCAGGGGTAGATGTTGGTTCCCATAATTTTCCATAAAGAAGGGATTTTCTCAAATTAGTTTTAGAAGGACTTCTAACTTCAACTTTTAATTTTGAAAGGGGAACAAAATTTCCAGGAGGGGTATTAGCAAAATCATCTCCATCAATTAAAGATGTATCAAAAACCATTTGGGAAATAGCAGGTAATGAAGCCAAACACTTTCTAATTTCATCAGCATTCAAAGCAACTGAAGCACCTTCACCAGTCTCAACACGTCCACAAATGTGCATTCCAATGATTTTCTTGGGTAAAAATCTTGAAAGTGCAACCAACAATGAACCACAATCTCCAGAATTTGTATGCATAACATAATCATAATGATGTCTAACTCTATGAATTCTAGGGGGATAAGAAATGGGATCAATTTCTGATTTAGCATCTAAATCCTTATAAACTAAGGGAGTATCAGAAGAAATAGCTTCACAAAATTTTTGATTGAACAATTGTTTATCTTTTATGGATGTTCCGGTAATCAACATACAGGGAATAGTTTTGAATTTTGACATATTTTCAGAATCAGCAATGGAATTTAAAATATCAGGATGGTCATGAACATTGGAAGGAAAAACAATTAACATTAAATCTTTGGGTTCACCATCAGGGTAATAAAATTTCTTAAAAACAATACTTTTTAAAGGCATTACAAAACCATCAGTATTAAAAGGACTAACAATTTTCATTTCTACATCTGTGTCCTTGATAGTTGCAATAAAATGAGCAACAGAGATAGCACATCTCCCTCTAACAAAAACACACTGCACGATATCTCTCCAGTTTGAGTAAACACCATCATTAATAGATCTAATTGAGATCATATATGTGTTGCCGTAAACCTTTCTACCTAGACTCAAAGCGTTGTCATCCTGAGACATTTGCGTAGAAAACAATTCCTTTTTAAAGTATTGTTGATAATATTCAAAATCCTTAACTCTAATATCACTTGTTTCAAA